GCTTCCTCTGCCACAAGCATGGTAAGCATCAGGGCACCTTTGGTGCCTGGATTACCCATAAGACATCCTCTGGATGTCACCGTCCCGCTTCGCGGATACGGGAACCCTATGGTGGGTTCTAAAAAGAAGCCTCCACATAGAATATCTATGCAGAGGTGGGTATACGGGGACAAAGTCCCGGCACCCTCACAAAAGCCCTCTAAGAGTGCCTTTGTGATTCTGTGATCCAGATACTCACTTGCCTGAGTGAGATCTGAAGTGAGGAACATGCACTCTTGGAGTGCCTGTTCGTCAATAGTGGGTTTGGCGGATAATCTCTTGAACCACTCATAGGCCTGCATTGATGCAGTCAATCCGGCTTTGCCGGATGGAATGAATGACAGCAAAGCTGTCAATTCATGCCCGAACGGAGAGAGTAACAAAGTTACCCAATCCTCTGTGGTGGTGACTGTTCTACACTTACCGCCTGGTTCACCGATCGGAGAAACTCGGATCGATGGCCGCGAACCGCCCGGTCTAACCGGGTCTACAAGGCTATAATAGGGGCTGCCTTTTAGGCAGCCGGTTCGAATGCCTTCCTCCAAGGAAAACTGGAGGAGTTGATAGCCAGTTTCATGGTCCAACCCTGAAATTCGGTCCTCATACTTGAAGTCGCCAAAGTCGATTTCGAAGGTATTATCACTCTCGATGAATGCAAAGCATTCGTCCTGAATCTGGTCTCGGCACATGGTGTCCATGTGTCGCCTTCCCGGAAGATGAACATAAGGTTTTCCGAACAAAGTTCTTTCCCTGACTTCGTCAGGGGGTCGCGTGTTCATCCAGACTGAAAAGCGCTTGGCTAAGCCAGCGGCTCTTCCACCCTTTCTTCGAGAAGACTCGAAGGAAGCCGAATTTGTCAAAGACAAATGTGCGGGCGAGGTATAACCTCGTGGTAATTTAGTCTTAGCGAGGAATCCCAATCCTCGGGCAAGTCTCTTGTAAAACATGAGATCTTCATCTCCAATGGGGTGAGGGCCTTGACAAACTATTTCTGCGTGCTCAAGCAAACCAGCTCCTAAAAGGAGGTGGGAAGGGGCTGGAAGCCCCCTCGTTGAGCATAAGTGGCACAATCGTGTCAGACAAGCCTTTGAGGCACAGCCTCTGGGATCCAGACACATGGACAGCCACCACATTTCATGTGGTAGTTGATGCTCTAGCTTAGCTAGAGTTCCGTCTGGGTTGCTAAAGATGGTACCAG